ATGATTCAAGGCAATACAGATTGGCATAGCGCGGATGTGAAATGCGCGCTGGCAAAAGCAGGGACGAATCTGGCTCAACTGGCCAGAGAAAATGACCTTGCTCCTTCAACTCTTCGCAATGTTTTCCGCTTCAGATGCCCGAAGTACGAGCGCATTGTTGCCGAAGCAATTGGCAAAACACCTGACCAGATCTGGCCATCCCGTTACGAAAGCAAGTGCGCGTAAAGGAGCCGGTTATGGAATGGGTAACTGCAAAAGACTGCGTTGGCATTTCAGTGATGCCAACTGACGTCCACAAAACAAGGGCCAAACTTGATCGCCTGTGCTCTTGCGATGAAGACAAGAAGCGCAAAAAAGCAGGCTCCAAGGCGTTCGAATACCACATCAGCATTTTGCCCCCTGTCGTCCAAGCCGCCCTGCTGCGCAAGTCTGGCAAGGTCAAGGTCGGCGGCCTGACGCTGGATCTGCCAAAGCCAAAGGCCCCGCGCTACTGCAAAGAGCAGCTGTGGGCCAACTGGAAGAAGGCCAACGACAAGGCGCACGCCACCGCCAAGGAACGGGTCAAGGCCGTGCAGGCCGTCCATGCCATGGTTGCCAGCGGCAGCACCCTGATGCAGGCCTATCAGCATATCTCTGACGAGTTCGGGATCGCCCTGCCGACCCTGCGCCGCCACTGCTCAGCAGTGAAAGGCTTTGACGATAGCGACTGGCTGGCCGTGCTGGTGCCAAAACAGCAGCAGGCCGCGCTCGAAAACCGTGCTGGCAAGCTGGCCAAGGTGAGCGAACAGGCCTGGGAATTCTTCAAAGCTGACTACCTGCGCAACGAGCGCCCGAACGCCGCCAGCTGCTACGAGCGCCTGAAACTGGCCGCCCGCGATCAGAACTTGGTGGTGCCTAGCCTCAACAGCCTGATGCGCCGCATGGATCTGGAAGTACCGCACGCCCAGCAGGTCATGCTGCGCGAAGGTGAGCACGCCATGATGCAGCTGTACCCGCCGCAGGAGCGCACCATCGAAGGGCTGGACGCCATGAGCTGGATTAACGGCGATGGCTACCTGCACAACGTGTTCGTGCGCTGGTTCAACGGCGAAATATTGCGCCCGAAAACATGGTTCTGGCAGGACATCTACAGCCGCAAAATCATCGGCTGGCGCACCGATATCAGTGAAAACACTGACTCGATCCGCCTGTCACTGATGGATGTGTGCAGCAAATACGGCATCCCGCGTGAAATCACCATCGATAACACCCGGGCAGCGGCCAACAAATGGATGACCGGCGGCGTGCCGAATCGCTACCGCTTCAAGGTCAAGGAAGATGACCCGCTCGGCATGATCCCCATGCTCGGCATCAAGCTGCACTGGTCCAGCGTGCTGCTGGGCAAGGGCCACGGTCAGGCCAAGCCGATCGAGCGCGCCTTCGGTGTGGGCGGTCTGGATGAAATCATCGACAAGCATCCGGCGCTCGCTGGCTGCTACACCGGCCCCAACCCGATGGCCAAGCCAGAGAATTATGGTGAACGGGCGGTGGATGCAGAGGAGTTTCTGCGCGTGGTTGCCGAAGGGGTTGCCCATTACAACGGCAAGCTGGGCCGCAATACCGAGGCCTGCCACGGCGTCATGAGCTTCGACCAGGCATTCGAGCAGAGCTATATGCAGGCAGCGGTGCGCAAGGCGACCAGCGAACAGCTGACCATGATGATGCTGCAGTCAGAAGCCTGCCGCGTCAGCAAACACGGCACCATCAAGCTGGAATCTGGCGGCACCATTCGCAACCGCAGCAACCGTTATTACCACGAAGATCTGGCCGCCTATCAGGGTCAGAAGGTAGTGGCACGGTTCGACCCGCAGCGCCTGCACGACGCGGTGATCGTCACCACTCTCAACGGCCTGCATATCTGCGAAGCGGCATGCCAAGAGAAAGTTGCCTTCGGCAATACCCAAGAGGCCCGCGAGCACACCCGCAAGCGCACCCAGTTCGTCAAGGCCAACAAGGCCGCCGCACTGGCCAAGAGAGGCATGTCGGCAATGGAGGCCGCAGCGCTGCTGCCAAGCATCAGCGACGAAGAGGCGCCAGAGGCCAAAGTGGTCGAAATGGTGCGCCCGGTCAGCGTTGGCAATGCCGCCGTGGCTATCCAGCCGATGGCTCAGCCGGTCGCCACACCACGCAGCGAAGCAGAACCCGCAATCGACTTTGAGGCCCGTTTTCAACAGGCCGCCGCAGCCATGGCTGCAAAACAGAAAAACCGGATTTAACCGGCATTTAAACCACAAAAAAAGCGGCCATACGGGCCGCCTGAAAGGAGTAATTCAATGACCAATGTAGTCGCACTAGACCAAACCGGCAATACCGATGCTATCACCCGCATCAAGGCGCTGCTGGAACAGAGCATCGTCACCCAGGCGCAGATCGCCAAAGAGATTGGCGTTAGCCCATCCACCGTCAACCAGCTGCTGAACGGCAACTATAAGGCAGACCCCGCGCCGATGATGCAAAAGCTGGCCAACTGGCTGACCGCCCGCGACCAGCGCGCTGATGCCCCCCGCGATCCCGGCTTTGTGATGACCGAGACCGCCAAACAGATCATCGCGGATATGAACTACGCGTTGGCGACAGAGAGCATCGTCATCATCCACGGCATCTCTGGCGTGGGCAAAACCACCGCCCTGCGCGAGTTCCAGCGCACCAACAACAACGTGTGGGTGATCACCACCTCCCCGAGCCGCAGCACCATGACCGAATGCATGTATGAGCTGGCCATGGAGCTGGGGATGGAAAACGCCCCCCGCCTGCGTGGCCCGCTGGCCCGCGCCCTGCGCCGCCGCCTGCTCAACACCAAAGGCCTGATTGTGGTGGATGAAGCGGATCACCTCGACCGCCCCACCCTCGAAGAGCTGCGCATCCTGGTTGAAGAAGTGGGGATCGGCATGGTGCTGGTCGGCAACTCCCGCGTTTACACCCAGCTGACCGGCGGCCAGCGCAGCGAGGACTTCGCCCGCCTTTACTCCCGCGTCGCCAAGAAGCGCGCCCTGACCAAGGCCAAGAAAGCCGACGTGATGGCCGTCGCCAGCGCCTGGAATATCGACGGCGATGCCGAGCGCAGCCTGCTGGTGCAGATCAGCGAACGTCCAGGCGCCATGCGTCTGGTCAGCAAGAACCTGAAACTGGCTGTGGCCTGCTCTGGCGGAGAGCCGCTGACCGAACAGGTACTGAGGTACGCCTTTAACGAGCTGGAGGGGGAGTGATGGAAACGTGCCGAGTAGAGGGAATGCGCGTCATCCCGTGTGAATTTCTGGCCAAGGCCAGCCAAGGGAACTTTGCCGGAAGGCGTGGCGGCGGTGTTTTTGAATGGCATTTCGCCCAGATGACAGGGAAACCAACGGAGATTCGGCGGCTTTTCGGATTGAGAAGTGGCGAGTACCAAGGCGGCGTGATTTTCAACTACTGCCCATTTTGTGGGGCAGATCTGAAAGCATCACATCCTGCCTCACAACAAGAGGGGAAGTAATGAACGCACCCAAGGAACAAACCAGCTTCTACGGCGTCAAGACCGCGCCATGGACGCACATCAACCTGCTCAGCGGACGCAAGGGCCGCGTGGTGGGGCAGAGCGATGGCGAAGTGGTGATGCAAGACGAGAAAGGCTGGGCACAGAGCTATGACGAAGACCGCCTGCACCTGAGCTGGGCGCCGCTGAACAGTGATTCACAAGGAGAGCAAGCATGAACATCCAGACCACCACCATCGGTATCAAGGCCCAGCGCGTCGCCTGCCGCCTGCGCAAGTTCGGCTGCCAAGTGCTGGCCATCAAGAGCACCCCGCGCCGCCCGCTGATCGAGATTTCATACCCCACTGACGAATTGCGTCAGGGTGCCGTCGAGATCATCGAGCAGGTCGATGGCCTGCGCCGCCGCGCCTACGCCGCCCGCCTGAACGGTTGCATCGTCCACTGGCGTGAAGCGGCCACCCGTGACGAGTTCGAGCGCACCGCAGAGATGTCTGCCAGCGAATACATGGCCTATCGGGCCGCCGGTTTCCCCGCTTAACAGGAGCAAAAATCATGACTATTCGATGCGAGAAGTGCCTGAAGTTTTTGCCTGATGCGTTGGAGAAAAAACCAATCAAGGAGGGTGACAAGGTTTCATTCATAAACACGACGCGCAGTGCAAAGGGAGTGATCCGAATGTCTGCCAAAGATGGTGTCGTGCAATGGATTGAAGGCGATTTTGCTGCAGTAAAAGTGCCACGCATGCCACTGCAAACCTTGCGATTAGAACACCTTGAGCATCAAGGAAAGCCAAATGCCCTGACCGTTCACATGGTCGGCATGTGCGAATGCAACAAAACAGAATCACAGAAGGAAGCACAGTAATGACCAACCAGACCGACAAAATGCGCAAAAACGCCCTTGGCCACTTCGTGCCTGAGTCCCTGATCCCTGCGGTGGATCTGCTGCGCGATGACCTGACTACCCGCCTCTGCACCGAGGCAAAAGAAGAGCAGCTGCGCCTGCTGGCCCGCAAGGCCAGCATCGCCCAGGAGATTGAAGCCTTTATGGACCTGTCTGCCGCCGAGTACGGCGTGCAGTACGGCGGCACCAAGGGAAACGTCACCCTGACCAGCTTTGACGGCCGCTTTCAGGTGGTGCGGGCCATCGGCGAGCACCGCAAGTTTGACGAGCGCCTGCAGACCGCCAAGACCCTGATCGATGGTTGCATAGGCCGCTGGAGCGAGGGCAGCAGCAACGAGATCCGCGCCCTGGTGGATCACGCCTTCCGCGTCAACAAGGGCGGCCATGTGGACGTAAATCAGGTGCTCTCTCTGCGCAAACTGGATATTCAGGACGCCGAATGGAAGGAGGCCATGCAGGCAATCGCCGACGCAATCACCGTAGTCGGCAAGGCCGAATACATCCGGTTCTACGAGAAGACCGGCACCGGGGGCTACAAGGCCATCGTTATCGACTGGTCGAAGCTGTGAGGCCTGACATGAAAAACGAGAACCTGATCTATCTGCTGGAAGTGATCGCCAGTACCGCCAGCAACGACATCGAATCAGACGAGTTCGAGGTTGTGTGGGAAGACCAGAACGGCATGGAGGGATGGACTACCGAGTCCATCACCGCCACAGCCAAGCAGGCTGCAGATGCACTCAAACATGACGTGTGTGATATCGACCGCGACCAGTTCAAGCAGCAACTGCTGATGTCAATTCTGCTGGCAGAACGCAGCGAAACAGTCGGTACCGACTTTGAAGATGGCACCTATGAACATGGCGTTCGGGATGCCATGCAGTGGGTGGCTGGCTGGATCTCGTCAGCGGCGCCCCTCAATCCGGAGGAATACCCGGAGATCGTGGCGGAAGCAAACCGTCTGGTGAAAGCCAGCGAGTGCAAGACCATGGGGCCAACCTGCCGTGGCTGCCCTGACTGCGGGCCGGTGATGGGTCATGAAACCTATCAAGAGATGTTTGGCCAGCAACAAGATGGAGTTTGAAACCCGCTATGGCCCGCTGTACGTCACCCGCCACGCCTTCGAGCGATGGGTGCAACGTACCGGCCGCAGCGAACTGGAGATGTTGGGCGCCCTGTCACGGGCATGGCGCCCAAGCAAACGCCAGCTGCGGCGGATCCGGCAGCGCGAGGCGGGATGGAGCCCGCGCCGGATCCTCGAATGTGACGATGCCTATTTCATCCTGAAAAACGGCTCCATCGTCACCGTATACGACAAGCAAACCCGATTTGAACAGGAGTTACACCATGGCTAATGCAGTGTTGAAGGGCGACGAGATCGCCCGCCAAGTCGCAAAGAATCCGAACGGTTATCTGGCACTGGCCACCCAGGCCGCCCAGCTTGAGCGTGAAGAGCGTTACGCCGCCGCGCTGGAGATGTGGAAGGCCGCCGCCAAGGCCGCCAAGAACCCGCTCAACGTGGAGTATGCCCGCCAGCGCGCCGATCTCTGCCTGACCTGTATCCACCGCTTTGGCAAGAGGGCAGCGTGATGAGCGACAAACGCATTCTGGCCAAGATCAAAAAGCTGATGGCCATGGTAGAGCGCGGCAATCCGCACGAATCCGCCAACGCGATGAAGAAGGTGCAGGCGCTGATGGCAGAGCACCAGCTCTCCAGCGAAGACGTAGCCCTGAGCGATATCGATACCGCCAAGGTGAAAGCGGCCAACAGCAGCGAGCGCCAGCCGAAGTGGAGCATCCTGCTGGCTAGTGTGGTGAAAGGTGTCTTTGGTGTTGAGGTGATATTCAGCCGCCGTTACCTGATGGGCCATGCCACCGCGCAGGTGATGTTTGTTGGCCCAGCGGATCGGGTCGAGATTGCCGGGTATGTCTACACCGTGCTGGCCCGTCAGCTCAAGGCTGCTCGCAGCGAATACATCGCCACGCTGAACAAGCGCCTCAAGACTAGCACCAAGACCGCCCGCGCTGACCTGTTCTGTGAGGGGTGGTGCTATGGCGTATGGGAAAAGGTTACGGCCTTGGTGCCAACCGAACAGGAAACCCAGCTGGTTGCGCAGTACATGGAAAAGAACCACCCGAACCTTGCCACCGGAAAAACCCGCGAAGCCAAGGCCACGGTGCGCGACCAGTCTGCATCTTTTCATGGTTGGGGAGCGGCCAAAGATGTGGAGCTGAATGCCGGTGTCAGTGGTCAAGAACAGAAAAAACTGGGGGTAGCGTGATGAAAATCAGCCGCCGCACCTTTCGTCAAGAACGCATAGGAGCACGTATGCAAACAGCAGCCGAGAAGCTGAGCCGCCAGATTGCTATCCATGTCAACAAGATTAATGCCCTGCTGTCAGGTGAAGAGATCTCAAAGCACACCGAGTCAGAGTTGAGTTTCTTGATGGGATTTATGCATGGCCTGCATAGCGCGCTGGAGTGCGGGGATATGGTTGGCATGACAGCGGCAGAGCGCCACAACGTGGTGATCGAGCTGGAGAATGCCGTGTGCATCATCCCTGCTTTTGCAGCAGATGGAAGAAAGCGGAGCGCCAATCAGCGCACAGGCGGTTTTATCAACATCATCAAGCGAATTTTCAACTAAGCGAAACCATGCCGGGGTTGCCCGGTATGGTCTGCCCAGCGTGGTGGCTGGGCACTGATGAGCAGCCGACCGGGCCCGGTCATAACCCACTCACGATAAGCGAGGACGCTATGACCCGAAATGTGCTGAACAACCTGTTAAACCGGCTCTATGGCGAGATGGCCATAGCGCTGAACTGGAAAGAGAAAGTGGTGCTGCAGCGCCGCTTTATCGCCCTGGCGCGGGGCGCCAGAAAGTACCGCGCCCACGATATTGCCGGTGATGCCCTACGTGAAGCAGAGCAGCTGCTGGCGGAACTGGAGGCGGATCGCCTGCAGCTGATGGATGGCAAGGGGGCCGTATGCACGGTGAATACACGCCACTGATGAAAGCGGGACTGCTGCAAAAGCGGCTGGAGAGCGGCAAAGCCCGCATCGACCCCGAGATGGGACTGGAGAAGTTCTGCACCTGCTGCAACGACTACTGGCCCCAAGACACCGCCTTCTGGTCTGCGAACAATCATCCCCGTTCGCAAGATGGCCTGCAGCACTACTGCAAGGCCTGCGAACAAGAGGGATGGATGCAGCGAAGGAGCAAACGCCATGGCACTGACCCGCTACCAGCGCAGGATGGTGAATTACGTCAAAGCCAATATGCCGTGCTACGCAAAGCGCCGCCACAAAGGCATGACCAAAGCCAAGCTGCGTGAACTGGATGAACAGGCCGATGGCGTCGCCATGGCCTGGCTAGACAAAACGGTACCGCGCTGGCGCGAAGGCCAGCCACCCAAGACCAACAAAGTGATTGTGACCGTCAGCAAAGACGACTGGGAAGAAGACGATGATTGTTAAAGCGAACTGCAAGTTGACAGAAAAAAGACTGGCCAGCATCAAGGCTGAGATAATCGCTGTTCCGCTCTGGAATCATATGAGCGCGGATGAACTTGGCAAAGCAATGGGGTTGTCTGGTCGCTACCTTTACGGGGCCATGGCGACCCTGCGCGCCCGGGGAGAGATTGAACAGGCCAGCCCGTTGAGCCTGCTGCAAATCACCCGTTACCACCATCTGAATAAGCTGCTGGATAATCCGCAAACAAATTGCCATATCGACAATCTGGTGAAGAAGGTGCTGGGCGCCAACAGCGTTTCAACAAAATCGGCAAGGCGCTGCAAACTGCGTGAGTTAATCGCCACCTGCAAGAAGGCTGGATTCCCGATCCATAATGAGAGCCGCATCCATAGCGAGCAGGTTGATCAGTTATCCAAGATGGGAAAAGCCAGCAAAACGCTGCGCTATATCCCGCTGTCCAAGGTTGACCCTGACCACCTCGCCCAGTTCGTCAACATCTGCCAGATAAACGGGGGCCGCCATGCAGCCTGATGCCAAGCGTCTGCTCAAGATTGTGCAAGTCGGCCGCCGCGAACTGGGGCTGGATGAAGAGGAATATCGCGCCCTGCTGGAGCAGGTAACCGGAGCCCGCTCTGCCAAGTGGCTGAGCGCGGCCAAGCTCGAAGCAGTCATCACCGCCATGAAGGGGTTGGGGTTCAAAGTCAAAGGGGGCGCCCAGGTTAACGGGCGCCGTTCCCCGCCCAGCTCTGCCAAAGTGCAGGCGCCGGAGGTGCGCAAGCTGCGCGCCATCTGGATCACCATGAGCAATGATGGCCTGCTGCAAGATGGTTCAGAGGACGCGCTGGGCAGCTTTATCCGCCGCATGACGGCCAATGCCAACGGCGGGATTGGCGTCAATCGGGCAGAATGGTTAACATCGGCGCAGGCAGAGCGGGTACTGGAAGCGTTGAAGAAGTGGCATATCCGCCTGATGACCGCCGCCATTATCGAACGCGGGGATATCGTCCCCGCCTCACGCGGTCACCAGATTGATGCGATGCCGGGTTATGACCTGATCCGAGAAGCCTATGAAAACCCCGGCTGGCGGCCCGCACAGGTAATGGTGATCGATGGCAATGCAATACCCTGGAATAAATGACAAATAGGGCCCAATATGGGCCTTTTTATTGGAGGCGTTATGACGTTATTTATCGGTTTGGTAGTGCTGGCCTGTGCGGTCTGGGTGCTGTTTGATTCACACAAGAAAGGGGCGCGCAATCCGGCGGGTTGGGCGGTGTTCGTGGCGGTGATCTGGATCATCGCGCTGCCTTACTACCTCTACAAGCGCAACAAGCTGGAACCGGCAGCGCAGGCGCCGGCACCCAGAAACCGCTGGATCGGCTTGGCGGTGGTCGTGGTGCTGGTTGGCGGCATGACCTTCAACACCATGCGCCAGGAAGCGCTGCCAGCCTGTGATGCGCCGGAGGTGGTCGAAGTGCTGGGCAAGCTGCTGAACGGAATGGCGGTATCCAATCCAGCGCAGCGGCCAGATAGTGAAGAGTTTGGCGCAGCTCGCCTGTGCAATGCCACGGTGGCTGAGCGGATCCAGCCCTATCGCGTGACCTGGTACAGCGATGATAATGTTCAATTTATCGTCAATCTGGAGTGAGATATGGAACTTACCGATGAAGAGCTGCACCTTGTAAGACAGTGGTTTGAGTCTGTTGAAGACACGAACAGGGTGTTCTTGAATAAAACTGATTATGCTCTTGCCATCAAGATCTATGAGAACCTCGGCATGAAAGTTTATCCAAGGTTGATAGAAGGCAGAGATAAACCGGCCTGAATTGGGCGCCCAGATCCACTGCGTTATCATACAAACACCCGGCATCGTCCGGGTGTTGCTTTATCTGCCGTTTGCACGCCGTTTGGGGGCCATATGAAAGACGAGACCGACCTGAGCACTGTTGATCTGTTTGGCGTAGGGGTTGACCTGAATGCCATCGATCCGGAAACCTACCGCATGCTGAGTGATGACACCGCACCGGGCTGGAGCGAGCAGCTGCGCGCCATGTTCGACACCATTGAGCATGTGGTAGCAGCACACCGCGATTCGCCCATGCTGTCGTTCGTCATGCTCTCCGAGTTCTGCCGCACCTTCGGCGGGGCCCCCTTCTACGTGCCGAACGGCAAGACGCTGACCACGGTGCTGCGCTCCATCCAGATCTGGAAAGAGTTCAACGGCAAGAATCAGTTTGAGCTGTCCCGTAAATTCGGGGTATCGGTACGGGAAATTCAATTTGTGCTGGCACGGATGCGCCGCAGCGAATTGCGAAAAGTGCAGCCTGATATGTTCACCGGACTGGATCCGGTTGCTGATGGAAATGGACGGCGTAATGGTAGGGCGTATTAAACGACAATTCGATAGCAAATAAAGGCGGCCAACTGGCCGCTTTTATTTTGCCTGCGCTTTATACGATATCCGTCAATACACCACCCGAGCATATAAAAAGCACACTCAACGAAATTCATTATTTCTCAGGTGTGTCATGTCCATTTATGCGCTTATCAAATACGAAGAGGGTTGGCGCGAAAAACCCTATCTCTGCACCGAAGGTTATCCCACCGTTGGCTTTGGCTTTCGAATCGGCCCGCAAGGCGCGGATATAAAGCTCTATCAATTCACCTTGCCGCTGGCCGCTGGCGAAGCGTGGCTGGATGAATATCTGGCGAAGATGGAACGCGAGATGCGCACCATCCCGCATCTGGCCGATGCGCTCGATACCTGCGCCCCATCTCCAGCCCGTACTGCCGTGCTCTACTCCATGGCCTATCAGCTGGGGGTCAATGGGCTTGGCAACTTCAAGAACACCCTTGCCGCCGTGGCCCGTGGCAACTGGGACAAAGCCGCCGCCGGTATGCTAGATAGCCGCTGGGCCAAGCAGACCCCCAAGCGGGCACAGCGCCACGCCGAACAGATGCGCACCGGCAGCTGGGCCAGCGTGTACGGGGGCTGATATGGGCCGCAACTGGGAGTGGAGTTTTAACCATGGCCGCGAGCAGCGGCTGAAACTGGAGCGCGAGGCGGCCGAGCAGGGCATCGCCGAGTGCGATGTCGATCGCCGTGTTCCGCTCCATAGCCGTGACGGCACCATGCAAAGCCAGTTCAAAAAAGGATGGTGTTCCGTGACGCCATCCGAGATCTACGAAGCCCGCAACCGTCACCGCTTCAATATCCTCACCAACTGCAACGGCAAGGCCGCAGAGCACTGCGCCAGGCTGCGTGCGCTTTTCAAGAAGGATGAACCACCATGCCACTCCCGTTAATCCCCGCCCTAGCCGCGCTGGCGGTGCAGCAGGGCCCCGCCATGATCCGGGGCATTGCCAGCCTGTTTGGTGGCAGCGAAACCGCGAACAAGGTCGCCGATATTGTCGAGCAGGTATCCGGCGTCGGCATGACAGCAGAACAGCAGCAGGCTGCTATCGAGCGGCAGCTTGGCGGCATTTACAGCCCGGAACAACGTGCCGAGCTTGAAAAGCTCAAGCTGGAGTTGGAGAAGGAGCAAACCCGCCGCCGCGAGCTGGAGCTGGCCGACCAGCAGGCCGAGCAGGCCACCACCCAGCAGACCATCCGCGAAGGGGATGGCGCAAAGGATGAGTACGTGCGCCACACCCGCCCGCTGATGGCGCGCCAGAGCTGGCAAGCCGGGGCGCTCTATATCGTGCTGTTCACCGTGCTGAATGCCTTTGGCTATGGCGATGGCCCCGACTTCGAAATGGCCATGCTGATGCTCACCCCGGCTTGGGCCTATATGGGCCTGCGCACCCTGGACGGCTTCGCCCCGCATCCCAAGGCCAGCGGCCAGAAGGTCGGCGCGGCCATCACCGGCGCTGTCACCAAGCTGATGACGAGGGCCAAATGACCGACATTTTCGACCTGGCACAACAACAAGAGCAAGAGTTCCGCGAGCGCGCCATTGCCAAAGCAAGGCGCCATCCGCAGGAGCAGCCAGACCAGGACGAGCACGGGAATCGCTTTTGCCTGAGCTGTGGGGAGCAGATCGCCGCCGAGCGACTGCAGGCCGAACCGGCAGCAGTGCGCTGTGTGCCATGCCAGAGCCGTAATGAGAAAGCGGGGAGACATCGCTATGGAGTTTGACTGGATCCCTCGTTGGTGGGGCGTTATCACCACGGCCGTCGCGGTGCTGGCCACTGTGGCAATGTTGTGGCTGAGCAAGACGTTCGTCCGCCGTGAGGAGCTGAAACAGGTGGAGAAGACCATGGCTGATCACAGCAACCGCCTCGCCAACATCGAAGACAAACTGGAGTCCCTGCCAACGCGGGATGAAGTAAATGCCCTGCGCCTTGAAATAGCTGACGTTCGCGGGGATATGAAGGGGCTCAAAGAGTCCCTTAGACAGGTTGATCATCTTGCGAGACTGCTTATTGAGCAGGGTTTAAAAGACAAATAAACGGGGGTTGTATGTCGCTCAAAGAGCTTGTTACCGAAGATCAGCGTCTGGTGATGCTGCGTTCTCTAAACGAAATGCCGGGCTATGAGGCCAATGAATCGATCCTCGACTCCTGCCTCGACCAGTACGGCCACAAGATTAGCCGCGATGCGGTGCGCACCCACATCAGCTGGCTGGCCGAACAGGGCCTCGTTACCCAACGCGAACTGGGCAACACCCTGATCGCCAAACTGACCGGCCGCGGGATTGATGTCGCCACTGGCGCATCCACCGTGCCGGGTGTCAAGAAACCGCGTCCGGAGTGAGGGGCATACCATGAGCATTACTATTCCGACTTGGCTTTTATGGGTTATTGGTATTCCGCTCGGCTTGATTGTGTTAGGTGCGGCAGCTATTGGAGTCTGCTTTGTTATTAGCTTTGCGAAGGTTGGGCGGCGCTGATGAAAGCCCGCCTGCTGGATATCGCCGCCATGATGGTGACTGGCTATCTGCTGGCGCTGGTCATGCTCGGCGATCCCGTCTCTGCACTGTGGGGCTGCACCGCCCCGCTGATTGACAAGCTGCTGGAGTAATCATGGCCCCCAAGAAGAACACCAAGAGCAAGATCCAGCAGCTGCCGGACGACATCCGCAGCCAGCTGGCCGCGATGCTGCGATCTGGCTCCATGTCACAGAAGGACATTCTGGCCGAAGTGAACAAGCTGATCGTCGAATCCGGCCTTCCGCCGGAAGAGCAGATCAGCCGCACCGGACTTAACCGCTTTGCCCAGCGGATGGCAGAAGCTGGCAGCCGCATGGAGCAGGCCCGCGAAGTGGCCGCCGTCTGGACCTCAAAGCTCGGGCAGGCTCCCACCTCTGAAGTGGGCAAGTTGCTGCAGGAGTTCGTGCGCACCATGGCGTTTGAAACCTCCATGAAGATGATGGACGCCAGCGACGGCGAAGAGGGCAAGATGATTGACCCGAAATCGCTTGGCCAGCTGGCGCTGGTTATCCAGCGGGTGGAGCAGGCCGCCATGACCAGCCACAAGGTCGAGAAGGAGATCCGCGCCGCGTTCGCTGCCGAGGCCGCCACCGCTGCCGAGAAGATTGTGAAGCAGGCAGGGCTGACGGCAGAGACCGCCGCCCAGATTAAACAGCAGATCTTGGGGATTGCGTGATGAACCACCTTACCGCCGCAGAAAACCAGCTTCGCAACCAGTCTGCGGCCGCCATTATCGGCGGCCAGTTCAATCCTGATGAGGTACTGCTGCCCTATCAGAAGCGCTGGATAGCGGATACCTCACCGCTCAAGATCGCCGAGAAGTCTCGCCGAACCGGTTTGACCTGGGCAGAGGCGGCAGATGCTGCCCTGACCGGCTCCATGTCGGCGGCCGCAGGCGGCAGTGATACCTTCTATGTCGGCACCACCAAGGACATGGCCCGCGAGTTTATCGACGCCTGCGCCATGTGGGCCCGCGCCTACAACTGCGCCGCCAGCGAGGTGAGCGAAGAGGCGCTGGAGAACGAAGACAAAGACATCCTGGTCTATGTCATCAACTTCGCCAGCGGCTTCAAAATCAAGGCGCTCAGCTCGAACCCAAGCAACCTGCGGGGTATGCAGGGCAACGTGGTGATCGATGAAGGGGCTTTCCACAAAGACCTTGCCGCCATCCTCAAGGCCGCGCTGGCGTTGACCATGTGGGGCAGCAAGGTGCGCATCATCTCGACCCATAACGGTATCGAGAACCTGTTCAACACCCTGATCATCGACAGCCGCGCCGGCAAGAAGCGTTACAGCGTGCATCGCATCGATATCGAGACGGCCATCAACGAGGGGCTGTTCCGCCGCATCAGGCAGGTCACTAAACAGGAGTGGAGCCAAGAGCTGCAGGACGAGTGGCTGCGCAACCTGCTCAAAGACACCGCCACCGAAGAGGATGCGCGGGAGGAGTATTACTGCGAGCCAAAGAGCGGCGGCGGTGCCTATCTGCCCCGTGGTCTGCGCGAACGGGCCTGCCGGGTCGATGGGCCAGTGCTGCGCTTTACCGGCTCGGCAACCTTCAACAGCGCCAGCGAATCTGAGCGCAACGCCGAAATGCAGGAGTGGCTGGAGGCCGAAGTCTTCCCCGAGCTGATGAAGCTGGATCGCAGCCATCGCCACGCCCTGGGCGAAGACTTCGCCCGTTCCGGTGACCTGACGGTGTTCGCCCCCATTGAGGTGTTGCCGGATACCCGCCGCCGGGTACCGTTCACCGTCGAGCTGAAAAATACCCCGTTCAAACAGCAGGAACAGGCCCTTTACTTCATCTGCGATCGCCTGCCGCGCCGCGATGGCATCTGGCTCGATGCCCGTGGCAACGGCCAGTATCTGGCCGAACAGGCCGCCTATCGCTACGGCCAAGAGGTGGTGCAGGTGATGCTGTCGGTCGGCTTCTACCGCGAGAACATGCCGCGCTTCAAGGCGGCTTTTGAAGATGACGAGCTGGAACTGCCAAGGCACGAAGACATCATCACCGATCTGGGGCAAATCCAGATCTACCGGGGCACCCCAGGCATCGACGACAGCCGCACCCAGGGCAGTGATGGCAACAAGCGCCACGGCGACTCGGCGGTCGCCATCTTTCTGGCCTATCTCGCCAGCCGTGCCGAAAACCAGATTTACGAACTGCACCGCATCGCCAAGGTGGGTGCGCCAGCAAAAGACAGCGATGGCCAGCGGCAAATGAACATGACCCGCGGCTTGCGTAGCGGAGGCGGATTACTGTGACCAATATTCTCGATAGCCGGGGCAACCCCATCAAACCCGACAAGCCGCAACTGAGCGAAGATATCGCGCTGGCCCACACGACCAGCGTGCGCAACCCGCGCCCCAACAGCGTGGCCAGCACCATCACCCCGCTGCGGTTGGCTGGCCTGCTGCGATCAGTGGTGGATGGCAACAACCCGCAGGATTACATGACGCTGGCCGAGGAGATCGAAGAGCGGGATCTTCATTACGCCTCCGTGTTGCGTACCCGCAAGTTGGCAGTGGCCGCGCTGCCGCCCAGTGTCGAGGCCGCCAGTGATGACGCTGCGGATGTGCGGCTGGCCGATGAAGTGCGCAAGCTGATGGATAGCGACCAGATCCCCGAGCTGTTCTTCGACTTGCTCGATGGCCTTGGCAAGGGCATGGGGGTCTGTCAGATCCTGTGGGATACCACCGTCACCCCCTGGGTGCCGAAGGATTACAAATGGGTTGACCCCCGCTATCTGCGGCCGGATGCCGAGACCCTGAGCGAGATCCTGTTGATCAGTGACGATGCGCCCCAGGGCAAACCGCTGGAGCCGTACAAGTTCATCGTGCATCTGCCGCGCACCAAGTCTGGCAGCATCTGGCGCAACGGCCTGACCCGCCTGTGCGCCGTGATGTATATGCTCAAGAGCTTCACGGTGCGTGACTGGTGGGCGTTTGCCGAAGTGTTCGGCATCCCTGTTCGCGTGGGTAAGTACGGGCCGAACGCCACCCCCGAACAGATTGCTACCCTCAAGAGCGCCATTGCCACCATCGCCAGCGATGCCGGGGCCATCATCCCCGATAGCATGATGGTCGAATTTGTCGAGACCGCGAAGGGCAACGGCGGCGATACCCTGTTCGAGAACCAAGTGCGCTGGGCCGACGAGCAGACCAGCAAGGCGGTGCTCGGCCAGACCATGACCACCGACGATGGCAGCAGCCGGGCGCAGGCCACGGTGCATAACGAAGTGCGGCTGGATATCGCCAAGTGGGATGCCCGCCAGCTCGAATCGACCATCAACGAGTACCTGGTAAAGCACTTCATCATCCTGAACTGGGGCAAACAGAAGGCTTACCCCCGCGTCTGCATCCGCGTGCCGGAGCCGGAAGACCTCAAGATGCTGGTCGATAGCCTGATGCCGCTGGTTGATCGCGGCATGAAGGTGAGCGAGAGCGAAGTGCGTGACAAGTTCGGTCTGGCCGACCCGAAAGCCGATGAGGCTGTGCTGCAACCGCTGAGCGCGATGGAGGTGGCAGCAGCGCAGCCGCTGGCCCTTAACCGCCAGCAGCCTAAGCGCTTGGCCATCAACCGGATCCAGCAGCCCAATGAACAGGCAATCGAGCAGCTGACCGAAGAGGCGATGGGAGACTGGGTGGAGGTAGGCGGCGATGACTTTATGAACCCGATCCTCGAATTGGCGGCCAAGGCCCAGAGTTTTGAAGAGTTCAACGATGGTTTGTTGAAGCTGCAAGAGACCTTGACCGCCGAGCAGTTCACCCCGCAGCTGGCCGATTACCTGTTCCGGATGCGCGGCATGGGGGATGTGCAAGATGCCTGAGCCTAAAGCGTCCGCCTTTCCGCCCAAAGAGGCGCTCGACTGGTTCAAGAAAAAGGGGCTGCAGCCCGGGTTTGATTATCGCGACGTGTGGAAGGAGGAGCACAGCAACGCCTTCACCGTCGCCAAGATGCTCAACGCCGATCTGCTGGTCGAAGTGCGCACCCTGGTGGAGCAGGCGCTGGAGCAGGGACAGACCTATCAGCAGTTCGCCGCCGTGCTCAAGCCGCTGCTGGTCAAGTCGGGATGGTGGGGCGTGCAGGAGCTGGACGACCCGCTGACCGGCGAAACCAAGCCGGTGCAACTGGGCAGTGAAGGGCGGATAAAGATCATTTACCGCACCAATATGCGCACCGCCCGCGCCGCTGGCCAGTGGCAACGCATCGAGCGCACCAAGCGGGCGATGCCATACCTGACCTACACCATCGGGCCAGCGCGGGAACACCGCGCCCTGCACCTGAGCTGGCGCGGGATTACCCTGCCGGTGGATGACCCATGGTGGCAAACCCATATGCCGCCCAACGGCTGGGGCTGCCATTGCGGAGTGCGCCAGACCAGCAAGTTTGAATACGCCAAGCTGCAGAGCGATAGCGGATATAAATTTGAACCGCCAAACGATGGCACCAGCGAGTGGGTGAACAAGCGAACCGGTGAAGTCGAGACCCTGCCGAAGGGGATCGAGCCGGGGTGGGATTACAACCCGGGCAAGCGCCGCGAGCAGGCCTTGCAAGCCGACCTGAAAGCCAAGGAGCAAACATTGCGCCAAACGCTCTCTAAGCCTCTGTGAGCGTTTTTAGCTACCAGCGCACGAACAATTACCCAGCTTTTGAATCTGAGTCGATTTAAATCGGTTTTAAAGATGGTGTGTGGTGGTGTCGAGGGTGCTGTTTTCGGCCTGCGCCACCATCCACCCGCCAGCGGTGATCGTCACCACGGCGACCAGATAGACCCGATCACATTGGCAAGCTGACCCGCCATCTGTATCCTGTGATGACCGGTCATCACCGCGTCACCACCATCAACTACCCCTCTGCATAGCGCGAAAAGCGTCATTACAGGCCAGCCCCCCAGCTGGCCCATTATCGATTCGTCCAAACATTTGTTCACCCAACCAACCGCCACCCGGCAGGAGGTTGTTATGTGACGGAGCGATCATGCACCAACGTACCCACATCGCCATCTGCTTTGACATGTCCCGCATGGTGGCAGAAGACCAGAGCAACTGGCTGCCGATGATCCCGACCGGGATTTTTACCGGGCGTGACGGTCGCAGCTGGAACAACTCTGATCCGGATGGCGTGGTGTCGGCTTTCACCATGAAGCTGCCATTCGATGTTGAACACGCAACCGAAACCCGCGAAGGCAACACCGAGGCGGTCGGCTGGATTGTCGAGCTGCAGAACCGCAGCGGCGAAATCTGGGGTCGTGTGGAGTGGAACGCCGAAGGCAGTGAGCTGATTGAAGGCAAGAAGTTCGGCTTCTACTCACCGGCCTTTGACTATTCACCGGTAGATGGGCGGGTGGTGGCAATGTCCAGCGCTGGCCTGACCAACAAACCCAATCTCTATGTCCCCGCCCTCAATAACCAAGAGGATCACACTGTGAAACTGCCCCTTATCCTGACCCAGCTGCTGGGCCTGGCTGAGGATGCCACTGCCGAACAGGCCGTGACAGCCATCAACGCCATGCAAGCGCAAAACCAGATCGCGCTCAACGCCCAGCAAGACCCGACCAAGTTTGTTCCTGCTGCCACCCATCAGCTGGCCCTGAACCGCACTCAGGAACTGGAGACCAAGCTGGCCGAAATCGAACAGTCCAAGGTGGATGCGCTGGTTGATGCTGCCATCACCGAAGGCAAGGTCGCCCCGGCTGACAAAGCGATGTATGTCGGTCTGTGCAGTACCGAAGCAGGCCGCCAGCAGTTCACCGCATGGTGCAGCCGTGCGCCGGTGATCGCCGATGCCAGCAAGGTGAAGACCAGCACCGAGCAAACCGGTGCGCTGAGCGCTGACGAACTGGCCCTGTGCCGCAAGATGGGCCAAAAGCCCGAAGAGTTCCTGGCTGCCAAGCAAGCCATGAAAGCCAAACAAGGGGAGTAATCCATCATGGCATTTACCGAAGCGCAAATTCTGGAGGCGCTGACCGTCTCCATGTCCGCCGCCTATACCAAAGGTCTTGGCTCGATCTCCCCGCAGTGGAACCGCGTGGCCACTCAGGTTCCGAGCGCTGGCAGCTCCAACTTCTACGGCTGGCTGAAAGACCTGCCAGCAATCAAGGAGTGGCTGACTACTCGCCAGCTGGTCGAGGTGGGTAGCCATGGCTATCAGATCCTCAACAAGACCTTCGAATCATCCATCGTCATCAAGCGCGAAGACGTGGAAGACGACCAGATCGGCAAGTATTCGGTCATCTCCGAGAACTTCGGCCGTGAAGCGGCGCAGTTCCCTGACAAGAACGTCTATGGTCTGCTGGCGGCGGGTTTTACCACCCTCTGCTATGACGGTCAGAACTTCTTCGATACCGACCACCCGCTCGATACCACTCCGGCCACCACCTTCTCCAACGTGGTGGGCGATCCGGCAACCGATACCGGTGCCCCGTGGTTCGTTATCGACGATATGCAGGTGGTCAAACCCATCGTGTTCCAGGAACGTCGCCCGTTTGACTTCCAGACCATGAACGCAACCAGCGAATACACCTGGTTCAACAACAAGTTCGCGGCGGGTGTTGACGGTCGCCATGGCTACGGCTTCGGCTTCCCGCAGACCGCCATCGGCTCCAAGGCTGCGCTGGATGAAGCCAACTTCGAAGCGGCCAAGACCAAGCTGGCCAACATGAAGAAGTCCAACGGAACCCCCATCGGTACCATGGCGCGCATTCTGGTCGTCGGCCCGAGCAACGAAGCGGCAGCCCGCAAGCTGATCAAACGCGAGTTCCTCGATAACGGTCAGAGCAACATCTACTACAACAACGTCGAGGTCGTGGTCAGCCCGTATCTGGTGTGACCGGTCATCTGATGTAACCAATCCAGTCGGGGTGGAGCTGGCAACACCATAGCGTTGAAGCCCCGACTGTTTATCCAACCAGGAGAACCACATGGCCACGACCACCAAGACGCTGAGCACGACCGCCTGGGTGCTGGTTTCCAGTGCTGTCAGCGGCACCATGTAAAACCAGACAGGCCAGAGGATGATTTTTCGTACTGGCAATACTCTGCCGGCGCCCACTGAAATGGTTGGCATGACATTGGAGAGCGGAAAGCGTGAAAGTTGGAGCTTTGACCCGGCCCAGAATATCTATGCCCGTGCGCTGCAACAGCCTGGCGGACCGCTGGTTGTGGTGGAGGGATAATCCATGTTTGGAGACAGCTTCCTCAAGGGCCCAAGCACACCGTTGCCGGCGCGCAAGAAAAGCGAAGTGCGTTGGTCTGGCTTGACCGGTGTATCTATCCCCGGTGATACCAACCGCGATCTTGTTGCCTTGCTCAAAGCCTTGCCGGCTCCTGCTGCTGGCGCGCTGGCCCCGTTTTTTAATACAACCAGTGACAAGCTAAACGTCTACAACGACAACGCTAGTGTGGCCTTCAAGCTCAACCTGGAAGGCAGCTGGACTGGCGGAAGTACCAACCGTTCCATGCAGCTCGACTTTGTCGGCACCAATGGCAACCGCCTGGTGGCCAGTCGTGATGTCGCCGTCACCAGTGATGTCATCACCCTGGCGACCTTCTTCTCTATCGACAAGAACGGCTTTATCGCGCTCAACGGCACCAAGCCGGTGATCCGCAGCAATGGTGGCACCTTCAACCTGACCGGCGTGCTGTTGATAGCCGAGCAGATCACCACTGAAACCGTGATATCGGCGGTGTAAACCGCTAGTAACGACCGTTTAAAGGAGCATTGAAATGGCCACGAAAAAGAAAGCCACCCCGACCGGTGACGACAAAAGCCAGCAGCTGGCAGCTGCAGCAGTGGGCGCGGGTACCGAGTTGGTACAAGCGCAGCCCCAACAGAAGAAAGATGGCGAAGTGCTGGTAGAACCTGATACCGAAGCTGCGCGTCTCGAAGCTGAACAGCGGGCCGCCGAAGAGGCACGACTGGCTGCCGAAGCGCAGGCCGACGAAGAGGCCCGACTGGCCGCCGAAGCGCAAGCCGCCGAAGCTGCCCGTCTCGAAGCCGAACAGCAGGCCGCTGCAAATCAGATCAACGCTGACTGGCTGCTCGGCCAGTTCGACGTCAAGGCCAAGTCTCCGGCCGGTTTCTGGCGCTGCGAGGTCCAGTTCCTGCATTCCAGCCCGACCCGCGTCTTTGTGGTTACCGCCAAGGCCGATGTGCCGCACGACCACAGTTGCGAGATCCCGTGCTGCTACCTGACAGCAGAACAGGCCCAGCGCGTCTATCACGAGCCGTGGCTGGTCTGCACCGAATATGAAGTGATGGGGGCATAACCATGGCCGTAATTATCGAAGAGAAACTGGCTGGCATCGCATTGCCGCCTGCCAAGTTGGTCAAAATTGACCAGCTGATGAAGACCGCCAACGCAATCATTGGCCAAATGCAGAACGAGCTGATGCCACTGGTCAATGAGCTTGGCGGTGCTGGTGATAAAGAAGTCGCAAAGCTGCTTGAAACCGCAGCTGGTTCGCTGATGGCAGCGGCCGCCACTGTTTCTAGTCAAGTTTTGATCAGCAGCTATATCAAGGACTGACCATGGCCATCTACGCGACGAAGCAGGATCTGGAAGACCGCGACGGCTCGATGCTCTACAACTTCGCGCTCGACCGCAGCACCGACACCCTGAACGATGTCTGGATTGATGAGGCACTGGCCACCGCCGATGACGAAATCAATGGATACCTGTCTCGTCGCTTTGTGCTGCCGCTGCCGACCGTGCCGGATCTGCTCAAACGCAACGCCATCGTGATCGCCTTCTACTGGCTGGCCGACCGCGACAATCAGGCCACCGACCTGCTGCGCGAACGCTATGACCGCGCCATCGCCAAAATCAAAGAGATTGCGGCGGGCAAGATTGACTTGGGCCTGCCCACGCCGGATATGCCGCCAGAGGGCAGCGTCGGCAAGGTTGAGCTGGTGCAAGAGAATGAGCGCCTGTTCACCCGCAACAGCCTGAAAGGGGTGCTCTGATGGCGATCTCGGTGCAGGTATCGACCCGGGGCGAAGAGCTGGCGCGCTATCAGCGCCTGCTCGATACCATGGGCCGCAACGACTACAAGGCCGAGCTGCTGGAAAGCATCGGCGCAGTTGTCGAAAGTCAGACCCGCCGCCGCATCAGTGACGAGAAGACCGCGCCGGATGGTACGCCATGGGCGCCCTGGTCAGATGCCTACGCCAAGACCCGCCACGGCGGCCAAAGCCTGCTGCAGGGTGAAGGCGACCTGCTCGATAGCATCGAGTATCAGGTGCAGAGAAACAGCGTGCGGGTCGGCTCGCCGCTGGCTTATTCCGGAGTGCATCAGGACGGCTTCAGCGGGTCGGTGCAGGTGCCTGCCCACGTTCGCCGCATCAGTCAGGCGTTTGGCAAGGCGCTCAAGTTCCCGGTCTATCAGTCGGTCGGCAGCTTTACCCGCATGATGGAGATCCCCCAGCGCGAGTTTCTGGGCCTCTCCAGCGATAACCAGACCGAGTTGCTCGCCGTGATTGGCGACTTCTGGCAAGACGTGATGAAGGAGGCAGGCTTATGAGCCGCCCTGATTTTGGCACCATCGGCAGCACCGTCAGCGCCTGCGAAGGGGTAGTGAACTACCTCAAGCCCTATCTGGAGGCCACCGGCCCCGGCGCGGATCGGCTGATTGACCGGGTGCAAACCGTGGAGCGCCATATCGGCCGCTTCAACGAGCCGGACGATATCAAGTATTGGATGGGGAACCGCGATGGCGGCATCCGTATCTGCGCCCAGCGGGTGGTATCGATGCGCCGTGAAGGCAGCCTGATCGGCACTATCGAGTTTGTCGCCTTCGTGTTCTGTGCTGACCAGTTCGGCTATGCCAAAGACCAGCGCGCCGAGGTGATTGCCGGTCGGCTGGCCACCGCCCTGATGTTGACCGGCGGCTGGCGTGGCACTGGTGCCTATAAAGCGCCGGAAGGCGTGCGGATGGACAACCTCTACACCACCGGCATCGACAAGCTGGGGCTGGCGATCTGGTCGGTGACATGGCGGCAAGACTGGCCGCTGGATAACCCCATCGACCCCGCCACGCTCGATGACTTCTTGCGTATGAACTGGCGCGCCGAGCAGGGCGATGGCTCACCGGTCTGCGAGGCAGATATCACCGTGCCAGGCCCAACACCTTAGGAGCAATGATGGAACTGCATCTGAAACCGGCCCCCGGGCTGGTCATCAAAAAGCCGGATGGCAGCAAGCTGGCCGCCGATGGCGAGAAGGTACCGCGCACCAGCTTCTGGCTGAAACGGCTGGCCGATGGTGATGTGAACGAAGTTAAACCGGCCGCCAAGGCCACCAAGAAACCGCAAGCGAAGGAGTGACCATGGCTCTCGGAACTATCCCCAATGACGTGCGCGTGCCGCTCGTCTATATCGAGATCAACAACTCGCAGGCCCTGAGCGGCAACATCGCCCAGGATCAGAACGTGCTGCTGTTCGGTCAGATGATCGAATCGGGTACCGGTGCCGGTACCGCCGATCCGGAGACCGTGGTCGAGATCCCGGTCAGTGAATCGGCCATTGATGCCCTGTTCGGTCAAGGCTCCATGATGGCGCTGGCTGCCAAGCGTTACCGCAAGGCCAACAGCTACACCCGCACCTTTGCTATCGCCAGCGGCAACCTGACTGCCGGAGCGTCAGCGTCAGGCTCCTATATCTTCGGTGGCCCTGCCACTCAGGCCGGTACCGTCTATCTGCTGATCGCCGGTCAATCGGTGCAGGTTGGCGTTATCGCCGCCGATACCGCCGCCAGCATCGCCACCAAGGCAGCGGCCGCCATCAATGCCAACAAGAACCTGCCGGTGACCGCTGCCGTGGATGGCACCGACACCGCCCGCGTCAACGTCACCGCCAAGTGGAAGGGCCTGACCGGCAACGATATCGACCTGCGTTACAACTACTACGCAGGCGAGCAGCTGCCGCCCGGTGTCACCATTACCTATACCGGCATGGCCAATGGTTCCGGCGCTCCCGATATGGCCGCTCTGATCGCTGCCATGCCGGACGAGTGGTACAACCACATCATGACGCCGTTTAACGACACTGCCAGCCTCAACACCTTGCGCGATGAACTGCTGACCCGCTGGGGACCGCTCAAGATGTCTGAGGCGATCGCCTATACCGCCTTCCGTGGTACCTATGGCGAGACCATCACATTCGGCGAAGCGCGCAACGACTTCCTGCTCTCCTGCATGGGTACCAGCAAGTCACCGAGCCCGAGCTGGGAGTTCGCGGCCAGCTATTGCGGCGTGGCCTCTTATCAGCTGGCCATTGACCCGGCTCGCCCGCTGCAGACGCTGGCATTGCCAGGCATTCTGGCGCCGGCCAAGGCTGACCGTTTCGCCTTTGACGAGCGTAACAACCTGCTCAAATCCGGCATTGCCACCTATCAGGTGCAGCCCGGTGACGTGGTGGCCATCGAGCGCGAAGTGTCGATGTATCAGAAGAACGCCTTTGGCGACCCTGATCCCTCTTATCTCGACATCACCACACCGGCCACCCTGGGCAAGATGCGTTACGACATCAAGGTGATGGTCACCAACCGGTTCCCGCGCCACAAGTTGGCCGATGACAACGTGCTGGCGCAGATTGACCCGGCACAGCCGGTGGTCACGCCCAAGCTGATGGAGCAGGCGATTCTGGAAGTGGCGCTCGACTGGGTGACCGCTGGCCTGATGGAAAACTTCGACCTGTTCAAAGAGACGCTGAGCGTCTATCGCGACACCGCCGATCGCAACCGCCTCAACTGCGTGTGCCATCCGGATGTCGTCAACCAGCTGCGCGTCTTCGCAGCGCTGATCCAGTTCAAACTCTAAGGGGGACACCATGGGACAAATCCTCGGTGAAGTGACCATCCGTGTGAATGGCAAGCAAATCAAGACCAAGGGCGGTTCTACTCTGGATCCGGGCGGTAACGACTGGACTCAGCATGTCGGCCCTGGTGTGGTATGGGGTGAATCCAAAAAGTATTTGCCGCCAAAGATTGAGAACCTGTCCATCGCCGCTGATGAAGATGTCGATATCATCGATATCAAAGCCATCAGCAATGCCCAATTGGTTTGGGATGGTGATAACGGCGTCAGTTATATGATGACCGGTTGTGTATGCGGTCAGGCAACGCTTAATGAAGAGTCTGGCGATATTAAAACCAGCTTCATGGGTCGCAAGATTGTAAGGATTTAATTATGGCTGTCATGACCTTCAATCTTGAACATGGTTATAAAGTTACTGGTTCTGATGGTCAGGAGACTTTTGAAAAAGAAGTTGGCCTACGCGAATTAACCGCCAGTGACATTATTGATTCGCAACTTGAAGCTGAGCAGGTAGTTGAATTGGCTAGCGGTAAAGTTGCCGCTTATACATCTGATGTTCGCATGGGCCTTAATATGCTTTGCCGCCAAGTTGAATATATTGGCGAAATTCAAGGCCCGTTGAATATGAAACAGCTGCGCAATCTACATCGTGATGATCTGACATTGCTGCAAAACAAAGCAGCAGAGCTTGATCGACTGGTGCTGGAGGAGATTGCCAAGCGGGGGCGAGTTTAAGCAGCTGGCTGAACCTTTGGAGGCGTTTCTCTTTTTCATGGGGAATCGCCTCCCTATCAGCGAGCTGAAATGTTACTCCATCCGTCGCTTGCTCAAGATCCATGAGCAACTTATCCGCCCGCCATCACCACCACGTCGTAAATAGAGGTCATCATGGCCGATAAACTTGTTACCGATATCGTCATCAATCTGGCTGGCAATATGGCCGTCAAAGCCCGCCAATATGGTCAGTCAATGAGTCAGTTTGCCGCCCAGAGCAAGAACGCGCTGGCGATGATGAACTCGACCATGGCAGCGACCAGTCAGGGCATTGATACCTTTGGCAATCGGTTGGTGTTGGCCGGTGCTGCATCTGCCATCGCCTTTGAACGTACCTTTATCAAGACCGCTGCCGAGTTCGAGCGGTATCAGATCATGCTCAACAAATTGCAAGGTGGGCCGGAAGGTGGCGCCAAGGCAATGAGTTGGGTCAAGCAGTTCGCCCAAGATACCCCCTATGCCGTCAACGAGGTGACCCAATCATTCGTCAGATTGAAGGCGTTTGGCCTCGATCCGATGGATGGCACCATGCAGGCCATTGCCGATCAGGCCGCCATGATGGGCGGCACAGCCGAAACGATGGATGGCATTTCATTGGCACTTGGTCAGGCATGGACGAAAGGCAAGCTGCAGGGCGAAGAGGCGCTGCAGCTGCTGGAACGTGGCGTGCCAGTTTGGGACTACCTGCAGAAGGCCAGCAAGGAGCTTGGCAAGAATAACGGCCTTGGTTACACCACCCAGCAATTGCAGGACATGGCAAGTAAAGGCCAGTTGACCAGGAAAGCGATCAAGGACCTTATCGATCAGATGGGGCTGGCATCTAAGGGGGCAGCGAAAACCCAGATGGAGAGCTGGAACGGCATGATCTCCAATATGGGCGACAGCTGGACCATGTTCAAAACCGATGTGATGGATAGTGGCGCCTTTACCGTGCTCAAGCAGGAGCTTGGATCGTTGCTCAAGCAGCTGGACGAGATGAAGAAGACCGGAGAATACGATGAACTGGTCGAAAAGATTGGTGGGAATCTGGTTGATGCCTTCAAGGCCGCCGCTGAGGCAATCCGTGATGCCAAGGAGCTTGGCGCAGAACTGATCCCCGTACTTAAGTCGGTTGGTGAGACGGCAAGCGGCATCGCTGACATGGTTGGCGGTTATGAGAATCTGGCCAAGATCCTGGGCAGCATCTATCTGCTCAACAAAGGAGGCCGATTGCTTGCTCCGGTTGCCAAGGGGGCTATTGCTGCCGGTGGTTGGGCTGCAGGTGCAATTTTCAAGAAAGGAAAGGGCGGTGCTGGGGGTATTGGTGACGCCATGGCCGATCTGGGTGCAACGCCAGTCTATGTGGTCAATATGCCGGGTTCTGGATTTGGAGATGGATCTCTTACTCCGGCAGGCAATCAGGCTGGCAACAAGAGCGTTCTTAATGTTCAGAAGCTGATCGCGGGCGGAACTGCGCTGTATGGCGTTTCGCTTATCCCTGAACTCGGTGGATTGCCATCTTGGAGCAGAAAGGAAGAGCGCGCCAAGGAGCTGGCTGATAAGGGTAATGGTCTTTTCAACCTTAGCACTGACGGCATTTCTCCGGCCCCAGGCATTCTCGATGTGTTTGATGAGATGAAGGCATTCTTCACCAGAGATATCACGCCATCACCGCGCCCTGACAACCTTGGTATCGACATCAAGGTCAGCGATGACCGTATCACCGTTCGTGCCCGCGATGCGGCTCCCGGGCTGCAGGTGCGCGTGGATAACGGCCCTTCATTGATGCCGTAAGGATGGTTTGAATGAGCTTTGAAGAGCGTTTGACCGCCTCGATCAGGGGCGTTGAATTCCTGCTGAATACCGTGGAAGGCAAAGGCGGTCGCCGTGCCATCCCCCGCGAATACCCCAAGCGCGAAAGCAGCTGGACCGAAGACAACGGCGCCGCGATCACTAACGAGCAGATCACCGGCAAGCTGGTCGGCAAAGACTATCTATCCAAGCTGCGCGCCCTGCTCGATGCCCTGAACCAACCAGGCACTGGCGAGATGATCCATCCGTGGTGGGGCGTGCGCACCGTGCAGGTCGGCGACGTTAGCCACCGGCTGGATAACGAAGAGGATGGCGTTGCTTATGTGACCTTCACGGTCTGGGAAGCGGGCAAGAACCTGTTCCCCTCTGCTGTCATCGATACCGCCGCCACCCTTGGCAATGCGGCCGCCGCTGCGCAGGGTGCCAGTGAGCAGTCATTCCTCGATTCCTTCGTCACCGGCATCGACAACATGGGCGTGATGGTCGATACCTTCCTCGACGATCTGGACGAGTTGACCCGTGGCCTGCCATCCCTGCCTGACCAGTTCCGAGAGTGGACCGATCGCCTGATGCGCACCAAGGATAGCGTCGGATCGCTGCTGGCCTACCCGGGCGAACTTGCCCGCGAGGTGACCGGCATCGTGGAGGATGTCAAAGGCGTGGTGACTGACCCCATCAGAGCGCTCTCTGTCTATGACCAGGTAAGCCGCCGTTGGGAAGGGATGCGCGCCGAGCTGGCTATCACTGGCGGCTTGCCGACCAGCATCAACAGCGACGTTACCACCGGCGTGGCCTCGTCAGTACCTACCATCGACACCCCCACCGAGCTGAATGCCGCGCTCGATAATGGCAAGGCCTTCACCGCGCTGATTGACCGTGCCACCGCTACGGCGGCGGCCAGTGCCATTGCCAGCGCGGATCTCGGTACCAACCGCGACTTTACCCCAGACCAGAATGGTCAGGTGACTATCGGCCAGTCGCTTACCGGCGATCAGGTCAACAACCAGATCAGCCGTCCGGTCACCATGGATGGCGTAGTGGGGGCAGATCGCAACCTGCTGCTCACCGCAGACGATCTGGAGCAGCTGGCAAACTACTGGGCCAACATATTGGCCGAGCTGGCCATGGATGCGGTAGAGGCCGAGCAGAGCGATGTTTGGCGCGCCCTGCGCGATCTGCGCCTTGCCCTGCTCAACGACAGCCGCGAACGGGGGGCAAAGCTGCCGCGCCGCCGTCAGATTACCCTGACCACCACCACCGCGTCTGCGCTGCTGGCGTGGCAGCAGTATGGCAATGCCGAATACCGCGATCGGCTGGTGATGGGCAACAAGCTGCGCGATCCTGCTTTCATCACCCCGAGCACCACCATTCAGGTGATTGACGAGGTGACCAATGGCTGAACCCATTACCCTGCGCGTGGATGGTCAGCTCTATAGTGGCTGGCAGAAGGTGCGCGTCACCCGCAGCCTGCGCGATATTGCCGGTGATTTCGAGCTGACCATGACCCGTAAATGGGATGACGCCAAAGCGATGGCCATCCGCGAAGGCAGCGCCTGCACCGTGCATATCGGCAACGATCTGGTGTTGACTGGGTACGTGGACGACTTCACCCCAAGCTATGACGCCAAGGAAGTGAGCTGGGTGGTCAGCGGCCGCAGCAAGACCAGCGATCTGGTGGACTGCTCGGCCATCTACAAGAGCGGCCAATGGCAGAACGTCACCCTAGATAAGGTGGCCCGCGATATCTCCAAGCCGTTCAATATCGAGGTAGTGGTCGAGTGCGATCTGGGCGCTGCCTTCCCCCGCGTGGCCATCGAGCAGGGTGAGACCTGTTTCGAGCTGCTCGATCGCTTGGCCAAGCAGCGGGCAGTGCTGCTCACCACCAACGAGAAAGGCCAGCTGGTGTTGACGCAGGCCAGCGAACAGGAGATGGGCGCCAGCCTTATCCTGGGCACGAACATTCTGGCGGCCCGTGGCAACTTCAGCATGCGAGATCGGGCATCAGAATGGATCGTCAAAGGTAGCAGCTACGGCGGCGGCACGACGTGGGATAACACCCCGACCACTACAATAGGCGGCCAGAAGGCCACCATCAGCGATCCGGATGTGCCGCGCTATCGCCCCCGCATCATCATCGCCGAAGATGTCACCACCGTGGCCGGTGCCAGCAAGCGCGGCCAGTGGCAAAAACAGCGCAGCATTGGCGAAGGTACCCAGACCGAGATCACCGTCGCTGGCTGGCGCACTCAGGGGATGGAAGGAGACAGCGGCCCGCTCTGGCGAATCAACCGCATGTGCCAAGTGAAGGACGAGATCCAGGGGCTGGATGTTAACTGGCTGATCGTCTCCGTAACCCTGATGGAAGACGACCAGGCAGGCCGCGAGGCCATCATCAACCTGACCCCGCGCGAGGCGATGCTGATCCCCGCAGAAGTAACCAAGAAACAGACCAAAGAGGTGACCACATGGTAAGTATTCGTGACGTACAGAAGCTGCTGGCCCCGCTGCAGCGCCGCCTGCGCCTGATTGCCGATCGCGCCATCGTCACACTGGTCAATGACGCCCTGCAGCGCCAGAACCTGCAACTCAAGGTGCTGGCAGACGAAGGGGCGGATGATGTCGAGCGCTTCCAGAACTACGGCCACACCAGCGTGCCGCCAGAAGGGTCTGAAGCCATCGTGCTGGGGCTGGGTGGCGCCCGTGCCGGACTGGTGGCCATTGCCGTCGAGCACAAGGGATTTCGCCCGAAAGACTTGGATGCTGGGGATAGTTGCCTATACCATCTGGAGGGTCACAACCTCACCCTTGGTAAAGACGGCTTGGCCGCGCTCAGCGCGAAAAGCGTCATTATCACAGCCGAAGAGAAAACCACCACCATATCCCCTGATAACGAGTTTCAGGGCGCCATGCACGTCACGTTGAACATCATTGTTGATGGCGATGTGATCATCAACGGCAAGTCGTTTCTGGAGCATAAACACGATTTACCAGGTGGGGGGCAAACATCGCCCCCAGTGTGAGGGATATGACCACAGCCATCATTTGGAACAACGAAACCGGCCGGGGCGATATCGATATCACCCCGGCCGGTTTGCGTCAGGATGATGGCCTCGAAACGCTGGTGCTGCAGGTGCTGTTCACCGATGCCCGCGCCGATGACTCCGATGTGCTGCCAGACGGTACCGCCGATAAGCGCGGCTGGATTGGCGATACCTTTGCCGACCAGCATTGGGGCAGCAAGCTCTGGCTGCTCGACCGCGAAAAGCTCACCACCGACGTGCGCAACAAGGCCGTGACCTACGCACAAACCGCCCTTGATGCCCATTTAAAGCCTGATTACGCCAGCAATATCGTGGTGACCGGAGCCATTCCCCAGTTTCAAATGCTGCAGCTTAACATCGCCATCACCAGCCCTGACGGAACCAACACCACCATGACCATCAACAAGCGGTGGGAGGCGCAAGCAAATGCCGTATAACGTCCCCACCCTGCGCCAGATCACCGCCAGCGGCCTGCTCGATATCGAGTCAAGCCTTGGCACCGTGCTGCCCAAGTTCGGCATCGAGCAGGCGCTTAATTCCGCCGTTTCCGCTGGCCAGCGCGACCTCTACGATCACCAGATGTGGATCGTCCGTCAGATCATCCCGACCAGCGAATCGGATGACCAGACCATTATCGAAACCGCTCAGTTCGAAGGGGTGATCCGCAAACAGGCTACCTATGCCGCAGGCCATGCCACACTGCAGGGTACCGTGCCAGCCCCTGTCGGTACCGTGCTGCAGCACAGCGACGGCCGTCAATACACCGTCACCAGCAGCGCCAGCCCGAGTGGTGGCGTTGTTGCTGTGCAAGTGCAGGCTACAGAGGCTGGCGCAGCAGGAAACCTTGCCGCAGGCCAACCGCTGGCACTGGTCACACCCGTTCCCGGGCTGCAGTCCAACGGCGTCAGCGAAGACATCAGCGGCGGGGCAGATATCGAGCCGATCAACCAGCTGCTTGAGCGCCTGCTGTTCCGCAAGCGCAACCCGCCGATGGGGGGCGCTGTGGCCGATTATGTCACCTGGATGCGGGAGGTGGCTGGCGTGACCCGCGCATGGGCTTATGACGTGTGGCAAGGCGGCGGAACGGTCGGGATCGGCTGGGTTTATGATGACCGGCCTGACATCCTGCCGACTCCTACCGAGCAGTTTTTGATGAAGGATTACCTCTTCCGTCATGCTGACCCGGCTACTGGCGTGCTGGTTGGCCGCCCTGCTGGTATCGAACCTGTCATCATAGGGCCAACACTCAAGACCACCAATCTGACGATCACCCCAACCCCAGATAGCGCTGAGATTCGCGCCGCTATCGAGAAGAACCTGAATGGCTATGAGAGAACCTTGCAACCAGGTGAATCGCTTTTGCTGTCAAAGATACGCACAGCTATTGGCTCGGCAACTGGCGTTAGAGATTACGGTCTCGACTTGAATGCTGATGTTCCTGCAGCAGCTACCGAATTGAATGTGATCGGGGTGGTAACGTGGCCCACTCTGTAGAGCAATGGGCTGATGTGCTGCTGCAACAGATGCCGTGTGGTCGCGCTTGGCCGCGCGATCCTGAGTCGTTCTTGCCAAAGTACGCGATCGGATTTGCCAAGCGACTGCAGGAAGTTGAGCTAAGCGCGGAACAGCTTCTGCTTGAAATGCGCCCTGAAACAACAGTGCAGCTGCTGCCTGAGTGGGAGGTCTATCTTGGCCTGCCTGAGTGCAATATTTCCTATCAGACATTCGAACAACGTCGCGCCGCAGTGGTGGAGAAGTATCACCGCAAAGGCGGCCTGGCTTCATGGCAAATCGAGTTTATCGCTGCTGCTCTTGGATATGAAGTCAAGGTGCATGAACAGTGGCCGCATAACGTGCTGCGCGATGTCAATTACCCAATTTATCCAGATTCGACGCGATTCGTTCTGCGCGTCGATGTCATTGGTATTCCTGAGGACCTTTTTACCGTTCTGGATGATGTTCTGACACCATTGCGAGGTCAGGCCTCACTGATTCTTGAGTGTGTATTGAACCGCTTGAAGCTGGCTGGTTTTTACTATGACTTTAACTATGAGGTGTAACTATGTTTTGGCCTGATCGTGGATCTGGAGTAGATGTGGAGCCAGCGCGCCGACCGGTGCAAAGCTTAACCCGCCAATATTTTACTGAGGGTGGCCTTGGTCAGGCGCCTACTGTTCCAGGTGCAGACTGGTTTAACCAGATCACCAACGAGTTGCTTAGTGTGATTGTAGAAGCTGGAATCACACCTGATAAGTCGGTTGATGATCAGCTTTTGAAAGCTATCAAAGCACTTAAAGTAAACAGCGGTTTTTTGAATATTGTCGATGATTTTGGTGCAAAGCCAATCCCAGGCTTTGACAACTCATCTGCTTTTGCTGCATGCCATCTTTATCTATCTACTCTTGCCGCATCTGCCACATCCTCATTGCCCACTGTTCTATGGCCTGCTGGTGTTTATGAGTATTCATCAATGCCAAATTGGGCGATTGACAATTTGTCTTTCAAGTCTCTTGGGGTTGTAAGGCTTCGTTTTACCGGGACAGCTGACCCATTAACTATCAGAGGCGCTCAGACCAAGTACAACATCAACATCATTGGTGGCTTTATTGTTGAAGCTGATGCTGATGTAACAACGTCAACTTTCATAACTGATAACACAGCTCACTGCCGATATGATGTTAAGGTAACGGGTGCTGGTGCCGGCATGGCGGCTTTTGAGGTTGGTTTTGCTGTATGCAATCACTACATGAAGCCAACAGCCAGCCACATTGAGGAACCGTGGTTTTCTGATGCTCAGCCTGCCACGGGATTGTTGCTCAAAGGTGGATCAGCTGGCCACCCCGTATCATTTTGTATTTTTGAAAATATCTTGATGGAGGGTGTTTCCGGTATAGGTGTTGATTTGGTGTATGCCTATGGGAACGTATTCCTTGTTGGTACATCAGAGGGGAATGCTATAGGAGCCTATTTCCGCAGCGCCACCGGTCCAACCCAAGATGCGTTTAACAACGTATTTATGGGCACAGACTTCGAAGCAAACACCGATCATGATGTCTACTTTGAAGGGCGTGAAAATACCCTTCGTGATGTTACAACAGACAAGATCGTCACCTTTGCTGCAGGATCTGTTGGCAATCGTGTTGCTGGTGGTGTGCATCAGTCTATCTATCATGCCTCATCTGCGGTCAATAACAGTTGTCATGACCTAACCTATAACCGCAATGGATCTGGCTCAATCACTGATGATAGTCATGGCAAGTTAGCTGTTCGTGATGTGTATAATCGCGCGCTTGGGCGTCATGAGGCTTCATGGACAGGTGTTTTTGTTCTTGTTCCTACAATCGTTGCTGGCGCCATCGTTTATAACAATACCAGCAATAATCCCATCACTCTGAGTGTTTCAGGTGGCGTTGTTACTGCAATCACATACTCAATTGATGGGGTTTCTTCCGACACCCTTGGCACATCTGGCCTTTTTACCCTTCAACCAAGAAGTACGCTCACCATTGTTTGCAGTGTCGCCCCCCGCATGGTCGAGTTTAAAGGCTAA